TGGCGATGTTGATGATCTCTCGCTCATCCATCATAGTTTCTCCTTGAGAAGCCTTGGAATTTTACCGAAGCCGAACTTGGTGTCATCCTCGCTTGGTGTTAGCGTGACCTCGAACACGATCTTGCAGTCCTTCTCAACAGTTGCACCTTTGGGCACAGAGGACCAGCACAGCCACCCGTCTACGGACTTCACCACCATGACTGTGCGCTTGGGCCACCACGGGTGTGCTCGGTTCTCTTTCGTTTCCACCTTTATAACGGTGCCTTCTACTTTGACACGCCCTGTTGGGCAAGGCTTAGCTGCGGCTTTCTCTGCTGCCCATACATCCTTACGTTGAAGTTGGCCCTGTCCTGCTCCAGCATCGACAGGCGTTTCGCCTCCACTGCCAGATGGTTCCTGCGCGACTGCCCCGTGTATTTCTTTGGTGCTAGTGGTGGCATTCCCATCGCCCTCAGGCTGCTGCTGTCGTACTCGTCCCAGTTCGGCATTGGTGTCCATGAGTTCTCCTTGTTGCAGTCCCATTCGTAGCGCGGTGCCATAGACCTCGACACCATTGCTATCTGCTCTTCTCGTACTTTGGTCTCAGCTTCACGTTGCGTCAGTTCTCGCTGTGCCTTCTCTTTGTCTTGTATGGCGCGGCGTGCGTTCCAGTTCTCCGCATAGCGCGTGCAAAGTATCTCCGGCCAACTGTGGTATTCCGCGAAGTCTTCGTGATTAAAGTAGTACGCTTGGAGCACTGCTACGCACTTTGCATGGGGGATGTGCTCTGCGATCTTCTCCATAATCGTGTCCACGGTGTTGCCTGTGGCGATGAAGTCATCTACGATCACGTAGTTCTTCGCATTGTGGTCACCCTCGACTGGATAACTGCCATGGTCTGTTTTCTGCTTGCGCACTGCCAGCAAAGTCTTGTCCATTTCCAGAGCGATGGCTGGGGCGATCAGCGCACCAGACAAGCCACGGAATGCGATGGTGGTAAACTCCAGCCCAGACTTCTCAAGAAGTCGTACGCACTTCGCTACGATCTTCTTGGCTTCACGTGGCTGGATGAACTCCTTGAGGTGGGTGACAGTGCGCGAGTAGTTAGGTACGTGGTCAGTTGGCATTGGGCACCTCGCAGTGTGCATGGCGTGTGCCTAGCGAATCACACGGAGTTCCTGTGACCATCGGCTTGTAGCACACGCAGCACAATTCATAGACTGGTTTAACGTGCACCTTGGAATGGCGCGGTGGGGCAGGGCGCACGCCACGGATGATGGCAATGGCCTGCTCACGGTTTGTGCATGGCAGACTGCCAAGTTTCGCACGCTTGAGAATGAGACACGCAAGCCCGACTAGGGCAGACGTGGGCAGTTTGCTATAGTCGGGCATGGTTTACTCCTCCAGATCGGGCCGCGCTTCAGCCCGTGCAGTTGCGTTGTACATCTGTGCGATGTGCTTGGCTTGTGCCAAGTATGGCGCTTCAACAGGAAAATGGAAGGGGCAGCACGATTGCTCTCCCTTCTCTGTGCGAGTGCAATGCTCACAGCCATGCTTAGCACATGCCTTGCTGTAACCTGTGAACCATAAGCACCCCTTGACACGACAGTACCATTCAGGATGCTTATTTTTGCGCTCCGCTGTCTTCGAGGCTGTGCTCATAGTCTTGCTCCTTGTAGATGGTCATATCGTTGCCATGGGGACAGGGAAGTTCCCAATAACCGTCAAAACTGAGTCTCCCTGTCCCTCTGGTAATACAGCCACAAATACCTGTAGATGCGTTGCAATTGCACTTGCTCATAGGTTTGCTCCTCGCGGCTCAGTATCAAAGCACAAGTTGTGCTTGTCCCTTTCAATGCAGTGTACCAGCATTAGCACCACGCTAGTGTTGCCTTGCAATGCCCAGTACTCCATGCGCCGTATTACTTCGTCTAGGTTCAGTTGATGGTTAATGTGCAGTGCTGTGCTCATAGGTTCGCTCCTCGCTCTGTCCTTGTCGGACACACGGGTTCTGTGCCTGTCACCTGATGCACGGTGAATTGCTTCCACTGCAATGTGGTGAGCTTGACGCCTGTGTAGCCGAACCGTCGCAGATGTACAACACTCTGCCACGCATTAGCCAAGCCCAGTGCGTTGTCTGCGAACGTTCCTCCGTAGGCTTCCATGGTCACTCCTCCTATGGGTTGCACACCCAGTACCCGTTTGGGCATACGCGATACCCACTCGCATCGTAATAGCACGGCGGCTGTACATAGTGATAACCGTTCGGGCATTGCTCACGTGTGGGTTGCTGTGCGCGTGCCAGTGTACCTGCTAGGAATAGCCCAGCAAGCAAGGTGAGTAGCAGTGCAGACTTCCATGCGAATGCGAAGATTCCGTGCTCGAATTGCTCTGCGGTTTGCTTCATTGTGTGTCCTCCGTGGCGGTGTCCTTGGCTAAGTCCTGAGCACTATGCTTGGACTCTTGATCTTCGTACAGTTGTACATCGTGCACTCGTTTCGTATCTAGCAACTCCGCTGCGATTAGCTGTGCGGTAATGAAGGTATAGGCTTCAACTTCCACACGGCGAGTGCCATGGTACGCTACGAAGTGCTTCATGGTTAATAATGGCTTCATTGCTCCACCTCTGCTTCGAACCTATCTTCATCATCTGTGGTGTCCAAGCCGAGTAGCAGGTCTATGGCTATGGTAAATGCCCAATAGACTTGCAAGTTGTCAGACATGCGGCGCAATGCTTGCAGTCGTTCTAAAGTGTTTATCATCGTTTCCTCCAATGTAACCAAACGTGGTAGTGACCTCGGCGTGTTCGTTGCAAACGTATGGACCACCCTAGTGATGCCCATACATTTGCCCAGCGCCGTGCTTGCTGTCGCGTGAGTATTCCGTTGTAGTGCCAAGATGCACCCATGGTCACTCCTTAGTGGTTCTCCTTCCACTCTCCATAACCTATCAACCAACATAACGCCCCTGTAAGAATACCAATAGGACCAAATGAGGCGGCACCTATGCAGCAGACGAGTATAAATGTAAATGTCTTCATGGTCACTCCTTTAGCTTCTGTAATCACCTTCCCAAGTGACTCCCAGTGCATGCAGCATGAGGTGGTCCTGTACTGTGAGCATGGTGATTGGCTCTGCTTGTGGCAGTGCATCAGTGTTAACGCCTAATGCCCTGCGGATGTCGAGCAGTGATTGGTAAGACTTTTCGGTTGGTGTCACTGTGCGTCCGTCCTTTGCTCCACGTGAAAGTCCACACCCTTGTCTGCGCGTGCGGCTGCTATGTCCTGTGCGGTTGCTCGGCGTGTGGCAATGGTACTGCCCTGTGGCATGCGTCCGTACTTCTGAAAGTATTCGAATGCGTTCATGGTGTGGTCTCCTTGGATCCTATTGGATTGTGACTCGGCTGTGCTTACTGCGCTGTGAACTCTAGTTTAGTGCCTTTGCGAACCTGTGCAGAGGTGCGATTGTTGTTAAACGCATCGCAGCGTTGCAAGGCTTGCTCATAAGTAAGGCCAGTTTCTTCAGTCATCTTTCGAGCACTTGCGAACTGCTCAAAGTTTGTGCATGAGCGTTTGAACGTCTTGTAATAGGTCATAAGTCTTGTGTCCCTTCTTTGAGCCAACGGTACACAACGTATACCAGTGGGATTAGATCAGCAGTCATGCTGGCGTGTGATTGTGACGTTGCCCCAGCGGTCATCCTTGGCTGTGTAGACATTGCCTTCGTATGTCATGGTGTTCTCCTATGCGCCGTGCATGGCGCTGTGCGAACGTTAGCGTACGTTGGGGCAGTTAGAAGAGTGAAAGGCTACACCATTACAGCAACGTAAACGCTGTGCGTACTCTTCAGAGTCAGGCTGTAGGACTCCCAGCAATGCTGTGGGAGTGTTCCGGTTGCGCCGTGCAACTTCTGCTTTGTGCTGTTCAGCTACAGAGGTTTCAATGCTGCGATGGATGCGTGCAATCTCCTCACGGCTGATGTAGTTTGTGAGCGGGTTATTCTTTGTGATACGTGGCATGGTTTGCTCCTTTACAGCCAGTCGCGCTGGCCTGTTGCTACTGCATTGGCATTCTCAAGCTGTGACTGTTCGCGCTTGTCCTGCGCGATTGCTTTGTCGATGTACTTGGCATCTCCGCACATTGGGTGCAGGATAACTATCTGGCCGCGCTTCAATGTTCCGCCTGTTATGCTTGCAGCCTGCTCATTGCCGAAGCGCTGATGCCGCACCACGCTGAAAGGTTTAGCATCTGTTAGCAGCTTGGCTATTGCCTTGGCTCTGGTATTAAGGTCTGCACTGGTCATTGCGGTCTCCTTTAGAGTACTGGTGTGGGTGAGCAGAGGATGCGTGCGCCGATTGCCTTGGCCCATGTCCTAGCGCTGATACGAAGGTCACGCTGTGCAATGATGCGCTTGGCCTCGCCCACGTTGCCATTGGCAAACTCCAGCGCATCGAATGCAAGCTGTAGCTTCGATGTACGTATGCCGCGTGCTGTGCATCGCCGTGCGGATGCTGCGAAGCGTGCTTCCAATGTATCGTACATGGTGGTCTCCTGTGCGCTGTGCGCGGCTGATGCTGCGTTATGCGATGCGTGTTTTCTTGGTTGTAACATGGCGTCCGAAACGCCTGTCAGATGCGCTGTGCTGGTCTGCTTGCAACACTCGCTCTATGCTGCGTTCGATGCGCGGTTGCTTTGCACTTGGCAATGCACCATTGCATACTACTGTGTAGCGGAACCCTGTGGGTGTTTGCATTGTATCTCCCTTACTTTGCAAGAATTGTGAGTGCACGCCTAGTGCGTGACCAGTTGCTCAGATAACCGCAGCCTTTTGCGCTGCCCTGCTCTATCTTTGTAACAGTTCCGCCTTTTGCTATGTACTCCAAAAGCAGTTTCTTTTCGGCTGTCATAATGTACCCTCGTGTGTGTCTTTGATTCAAACGCACAGCACACTCGATTGCAGCACATCCTGCGAGTATCACTCTCAGATTGTATGCGCTCCGTGTGTGCTGTACAGTTGCTCAAAGTTTGCGCTCCGATTGGAGCGGCTGTGTTTTACGAGTAGGTAGGTTTGCTAGTCCTTTGACTTACTCGGCTGCGCTTCGCTTGCGTTTCTGCGGTTGGCCTAGGTTGCTGCCCTCTTGTTAAAGACGGTGAGTCTGATCACCTTTCTCGGCTGAGCCCTTCGTGTCGGTGTTTTGACCGTCCCGGCTAGTCTATCCCCTGTTCCATCTCCGAGGCTTGCCTAGTGCCTTTTGCATTTGTCGCTTCGGTTTGCGCTTTTCCCTTGGTTACGGTGGGTTGTTTACCGTGTGGCTGTTACCTTGCGGTATGCCTTGTTCTCTCCCTACGGCGAACCCTTTCGGGTTCCCTAGGCTCCTCTGGTTCGGGGTGGAGAGTTCTTTGACTCTGTACCGCGACTCCCCATCTTCTGCTAGTGGCCGTCCCTGTGTCTGTTTACGACTAGCCCGTTCCCTTTGGAGGTCTTAGGCTCTTTACTTATTGCCCTCGACTGAGTTCACTTTAGCATACCTAGAAACCATGCATATAGCAAACTAGTAAACACCTGCAACAAAGATGGCATTACAATTGCGTGTTTCTAATCTAAAGGACTTAGCAATACATACGCCTGTGTTCCCGTTCTACGCTCACCGCCGCGCCGGAAGCATAGATCGGCCGCGCCGGAAGCACTCTGCCATAAGAGACAGGATCATCGCAGCATCGAAGCGCTAGGCCCATTGCCGTGGCATTGCAGTGTGCCATGCTCACAGCCTAGCGGCCTACTCTGCTGCCTTCCAACACTGGCACCTGTCAAGGTGTTCCCTAAGCGTATTCCGTACGCACCTAGATTCGACCTGAAGACGGAATACCAGCATAGAGCAGACAACAGGGACAGAACATGCACCTGCCAAGCCATCTCCCAGCGATGTACCTAGCGTGTACCTTGGCTCGTAACTGCCGTCTATTCGATCCTTGCTCACTCGACGGTCAAGCCATGAGTGTTACAAGCTGTAACACCTAGCAGCCTCCCGACTTATCTGTTACAAGATGTAACACTGTAGCCGTCGCCACGGTCAAGAGACGGTGTTCCCAAGCCTTCGCTTTGCCTTCGCCCTGCCTATCCCAAAGTGAGCAAAGCACTTCGCCATTTATTCGCCCTGCTCAGACCTATGCCCATGCTCCCGCTCCTCTCCACGGGTTCCTCCCTTGCAGCACCATGGCAGCACCATGGCGAATGCATGGCGAAAGGCCCGGCTCCCGACCTTCGCTATCCCTTCGCTTGGTGAGACAGTAACCTGATATCACCCGCACTGATATCAAGGACATGCTAAGTCCTGTGCTTGCAACACCGCAGGAGAATCCATGCCTCTCCACCACGAGCTAAGTCCTTTGTTATGAGCAATGCGAACTCCAAGCGAACAGGGCGAAGGATAAGCGAAGGTAACAGCCAAGCGAGAGGCATTCTCAGGCCAGACGTTTACCTAGGGGCTATACGCTTAATGAGCCTTCTATCCAAGCGCTGGGGACAGCTAGACTCAGGCGGCTCCCACAGGCACGGCTTCCCCTTGACATTTCCATGGCGGTATGTTATAATTTAAATAGAGGATATTTATGCCAAGGAAAAGAGAACTGGATAGACTTCGAGAACGTGCTCGGCTTGACCCTGTGTTTGCTGCTGAGTGGAAAGCAAAGAAATTGGCTGAGGATAAAGCTAGGCGTGATGCTAAACTGACTCCAGATATTAGACAGAAGGAATCTACCGAGGCGCTGGTGCCGGACCACAAGCATGGCAAACCTCCGGTGCCTAGGGCATTGCTGTGTCCCGGCTGCAACTCGGCACTCGGACTACTCAAGGACTCCCCGGAACGCTGTGAAGCTGCTGCGGCATACCTGAGAAAATTTTTGGAACTCACATAGGCACGGGCTTGGGTCCGACTTGGTAGTATCCCGTACCTGAAGCACGGGAAGGTTAGGCGGCGCAACGCCTAGGAGCCTTCTAGGCGGATAAGCGCCTGAGCTTGGCATTCCCGTACGGGAACATCCCGGTGTCACCGATCGGTTACTCCATGGAATGACACCGTACGGTAACTTTCCTTTGTTTTCTTAGAGATGGCAGGACAAGCCCATGGCTAACCCATTGGAAATGCTAGGATATGCCACCTTTCAGAACATGGAATGCCAATCTCATTGTGAGAATAGTGACGCTTGCATCACATTTCCCACGGATTGCCCTGAAAAGTGATGTAGACTTCACATTGCCGGACCTGTGCTGGGCGGTTTGTTCTGCAAATCCCCTCGAATCAAGGAGTTTAGTGCGTGGGATGCCGGACATGGGTCCGGTCGTACCCTGCGTGGGTCCGGATAGCCCACAGCCTATCGCGGCACCGCGATCCCATAGCCTCCAGCCTGTTCATGCCGCGTGAACACCGGGGAATCCTGAACAGCTACCATGGCCGTGTTATTCTGTTGACGTGGTAACTTGGCCATGTTATAATCATAGTTGAGGTGATCCTGTGGCATCTGCAATGACGGAGTGGCGGCACAAGAACCCTGAACGCGCTAAGCAAGCGCAACGGGAATACGAGCGCAAGAACCGAGACAAAATCAACGCGAATAGAAAAGCATGGCGCAAAGCCAACCCCGGCAAGATGCGTGATCAATGGCTGCAACAGCAGTATGGCGTCGGCACTGCTTGGTACAACATAGTGCTCGCCGCACAGAACCACCGCTGTGCGATATGCAAACGTCACGAGTCTGAGTTCAAACGTGCTCTGGCTGTGGATCACAACCACACGACGCATAGGAACCGTGGTCTTCTATGCACGGCTTGCAACGTTCTTCTGGGCATGATAGAAAAGGCTCAAGTGCGCTGGGTCGACCTTCAGGAGTACTTGGCGAAGTATGCATGACTATGCGCAACATCCCAGCGCCATGGTTGCGCATATCACCCGGTAGTTGCGTTTAAGAGAAAGTGACCTAGTAATTCTTAATGGCTCCTGTCACCAACTCTTGCACTTTTGGTGACGCTGTGGTACACTGGAAGAGTAAATCCGCCGATCCCCTTAGGGGACGAGCACATGGAGAATCACAATGGCAAAGCAACAAGAAGTGAAGCAGTGGAATCGCGGTGAGTTGAAGACGTATGGTGCTGGGAACTCCCAGCTTCTGCTCGACTACCGCATAGCATTGATCGAAGCCTACAAGCTGGGCGAGGACATCAAAGACCTGTATGGTGTCATCCCACCGAAGGCAATCTTCGACACGTTCGCCACAACAACTGAAGTCGAGCATCGCATCCACATCGGCTTGGTCATCAACTAAGAATCGCCCCGGCTCCCTGCAAAGGGATGACCGGGGCTTTTGTTGTTTGTACACCTATGGCTTCACACTGCTCAGTAAACTGACAAGGTTCAGATAGCACTTCTGGTTTAGGCTATAAACCGCCTAACAGGCCATTAGGCGTTCTTCCGCCTAGCAGCAATGGGGCACACTCTGCACAATACCTCAAGAAAGTGTGTAATATATGTCCCTTTACCGACTTTCCCAAACGCGAAACCTAGGCGTATGCGAAAGGTTTCTTGCGGGAACTGCTGGGGAAAATTCGGAGAGCCTTTGCGGCAGGACGCGGCTCGAGCCGAAGGGCAGTAGGTGCCAAAAAAAAATGCCCCACAAAGGCGCGAGGCCAATGTGGGGCTTGTGTTCTTTAGTGTATGCAGCCGCCTTCTAGGTGATCGTATGCGAGTGCATTGTCTACCTCATCCTTCGTGATGCGGTACGTGTGCAGGCCATCCTCTTCGATCATGCTGATGATCATGGAGCCTCCGTTGGGAAGCACCCTGAGTTGCCGCGTGACTATGTCAGCGAGTTCTGCTAGTACTGGCTCTGTTACCATGTTCCTCCTCTACATGTTCTGTGTTCTCCTGTTCAAGAGCGTAGACGAACCGCTCAAGTTTTGAATTGGCTAAGGACAGGTCTACTCTTGCGCGTTCATACTCCACTGTGCACACCTTTACCCTGTCTATGAGCGAGCGCAAATCTGAGGCTTGGTCCTTGGTCATTAGAATGTCTTCCTTCCGTACCACCGCTCGCGCTGCCGTGTGGCTACGCTGAATGCGCTGAGGCATGCGTTTAGGTACTCCGCTAGGATTAGGTCAGGCGTGTTGCTGGTGTTCTCCACGGAGTGCTTGTTGATCAGTTGGCGCAAGTCCTGCTCAAACGCTGTGAGTACTGGACGTGTGTTCTGGTAAGGTTCTTGTGCCTTCTCCACCTGAACGTCGTGCCTTGGATCATTCCATGGCATGTATGGCCCCGGCTGTGCTACTCCCTCACCGAAGCTGACGATCCCTACAGTCTGCTTGGCAGTCCCTATGTAATCCGTTGGGACTTCTTGGTAACTGTCTGTGTGTTCGTTGTACTCCCAGCTTTTGTTGATGACAGGTTCGAACCGCGTGGTCTGAATGCGTGGTCCTTGTTCTTTCACCAACCCTTTGACTGGATAAGGCCCCAGCAAATCCTCATACTTGTTGTCTCCTACTTCACTCATGTTATTTTCTCCCTTTGATTTTCACGAAGCGGTTCTTCTCCGCGTCGAACTCATAGCCGTTTGCTTCTTTGTGGCAGCGCAGGCACAGGCTGTCCACTGCGGAGTTCGCAGGGCACATCTTGCACTTGACACACTTGCCCAGTACAGGAGCATAGGACGTTGCCACGGACTCTGCGCCCTTGCAGATTACATCTGGCTCAGCGATCTCCTTAGTCTTCTTCGGTGGTGCTTCCGTCGTCCGCTTTACTAATCGTTTCGCCATTCTGTTCCTCCGGTGTACACCAATTCTCCTCGCGCTCATGGATCAAGTCGCGGTAGTGCTCGGCTTGGGACTTCCGTGGGTCCATTCGATGGCGCAAATACGCATCTCCCCAACACTTCTCACATGCCATATTTGTGCTCCTCTTTCTCACGTGTCTCACGTAGTTTTTTCGCAAGCCTGCGATAATACTCCAGCCTTGATAACCCTTTGTCCATACGGATGCTCTCCTCGCGCTGGCAGTGGTCACACATTGGGATGCACGCACAGATGCTGCATGGGTATGCGCCAAGCGCTTTGCAACGCTGGCATACCGTGAATGTTGCTTTCAGGTCGCGGAGGAACACCAGCCACGAGCAGCGCAGGTAGTTCCTAAGGTTTTGTAGCATTGTCCAACTCCTTGTTGCACAGTTCATCGGCTTTTTCATTTCCTATTACACCATAATGACCTTTGCAGTGTTTAAGCACGTGACAACCCTGCACCAGCAACCCATACGCCTTGCTCATGAGCGGACGCAATTCATCGCTGTTCACCTGCCAATTCTGATTCACTTGCTCGACCACCAACTTGGAATCACAATATGTGATCACATTGCGTGTACTGTGAGAGTAAAGCCACTCCAACAAGTGGATGAGTCCCATATATTCCGCAAAGTTGTTACTCCGCAGTTCTGGACCAAGGTAGTAGGATTCGCTATGCAACTGCTCACCTTTCTCATTGTACATAACCCAAGCACAAGAAGCCAAGCCGGGGTTCGACACTCTAACTGCACCGTCCGTGTATGCTGTCAGCATGCTCCTCCTTCTCCGGTTCTACATAGAACACGTGCTTGCCACTTCCACATCTGTATTTCTCCAACGGTGGCATATCTGAGTGCTCAGCATCCCTCGCCAGATACGCTTGGCTTGGGCAGAACGGACAGTTTAGATAAGCCAACATTTCTCCCCTATGGGAGAGTATGCATAGTCCCATGCATCGCAGAGGTAATCTATGGCCTCACCCTCGCGCTCTGTCATAGTATACCCGATTTGCTTTGGGTAGATGACACCTCCCCGGCTGATAGAGCTGATAGTGAAGTTTGCTTTGATTACAGCAAACGCCTCTTGATCGTCACCGGGGAACTTTGCTCGCAGTTCATCACTTGCTTGTGGCATCAGAGTAAATCCTCCGCTATAAGTTTGTCGTACTTCGTTGGTGTGCTCCACGATCTAATCAGAGAGCCAAGCATCACCCACTCTTCATAGGTGAAGTGGTTTGACTTTGCTCGGTTGCAACGTGGGCAGCACACCACGCAGTTGCTGCGCGAGTATCCAAGGGAGTTGTTCTTGCGGTCCAAGTTGTAGGCAGAGCCGCGCACACCTTTCTTAATGTTTAGGTGAGGAACCCATGGAACCTTTGCTTCACAGTAGTGGCAGTCTAAGCCCACAAACTTCAAGTACTGCTTGTAAGACAAGTCAACCACTGCTCTTCCTTTAGAAGCCCTACACAGTAGGTTGTACAGAGCCTCATAAGGTTTCAGTTGATTGTGGGCAGAATAACACCCAACGCAGGTGCTAGTCTTCCCTCTGTAAAGGTTAGACGTTGACATATCTGCGGTTCTTCCACATTTGCAAATGCACTTCCACTTGGGATGCCCATCTGAGTAATGACCTTTCCCAAGAATAGTCCAGTTTCTAAGTACATCTCCGACTTTAATCATTTCATCCACCGATCCGCTATGTGATAGTCCGCAGTCATTTTCACTTTATGCATTACTTCTGCCGCCGCTCTAGCAAAGGCATCTTCTACTAACTCAGCAACAACTTGTCCATATCGTTTTGGACATTCCAGTAAAAGTTCGTCGTGAACCATGTTGACTACTTTCGCTTTGTACTGTGGAAGGGAGTGCCAAAGGTAAGGTTTTCCCGAAACATCAAAGCCGCAGCCCATACTGCGCTTAATTATCGAGGCATTTGTTCCCTGAATGCAATGATTTTTACCTCTGCGCTCTGTGCTGCCGTTGAGTGCCCATATTGCCCGGTCTACCTCTTTCTCCGTGGGATTGCGGTGTGTGAGTGCACGCAGTTCTTCTTTAGTAGGCTTTCTAAGGTTAGCTGCTTTGAATCTAAATATACAAGCCTCCGACTCATCGTCGGACAATTCCAGAGATTCCTCGCGCTCATCAATCCACCACTGCCGCGCCATTTCCCTTGTAGGAACTGGGAATGAACGGCGTCTGCCGAACATGTCCCGTGCTTCACGCATGGACTTTGCCAATTTACCACTGCGCTCCAAGTAGCCCCAAACATCAGGAAAAGCAGCTTCGTGTAAGCGCATCAGCTCTTTTGCCGCATCGACAGTGATTCCAAGTTCATCAGCTAGTGCAGCAGGTCCACCACCATAGCACAGCAGGAAGTTGATGGATTTAGTTTTCTGTCGTAGCTCTGTATGTCCTTTACATTTGCACTTCTGACGCATCATCTCACCTATAACTCCGAGAGGATATTTCTTTACAGTTTCAGCAGTGTGCAATGCATAGTACTCGCAGCCTTCTAATTTAAGAGAAGGCCATTTCTCCGGCTCTAGGATTTCTGTAGAAACCGAGTGAACGTCCCATCCTTTGTTGAAGGCCATGATCCATGTTGTGGCATCTGCCAACTCTGCAATTATACGCAACTCGGCTCCTGCCATGTCCACAGTTACTAAACAATACCCGTCAGGTTCATCTTTATCTGGTGGACTAGCAATGAAGCACGCTCGTACTTCATCATCTTTTGGAAGATTCTGCGCGTTAGGCTTCGATGATGAGGTTCTTCCGGTTTCAGCTTCAAGCTGGTTAAAAAGGCAATGTAGTCGGCCATCAACTGGGTGTCTCCAACCTTCTTTCGAGAGTGGCTTCGTGATCCACCTTTGCGTCCATTGTAAGCCATAAGTACCCGTGTCCTTCTTTCCCTTGTTGTACTTTCTCAACGTTTGGATCAGCGGCCTATCATTGAACCGCAGCAGCGTGTCATCAGTTGTGTCTTTGATGCTACGCATACCCGGCATCTGTTGCAACGCCGCGAGCAGTTGGTCACGCGAGCCATAGTTGATGTAGGCTTGACCCTCACACTTCTCCAGCATGTTCTTCCACTCAGTGTGCTTCTTGCTGAGTTCTGAATGGGACTTGCGTGCATCCGCCTTGTCTTTGGCTCGCGCCTGTTCTGCCGCCTTCAAAAGCACACTTAGCGCGGCTTTCTTCTCCTTGTCCTTCTCCAAACGCTTCTGGGCTGCTAGGTCAATCTCGTGTGGTGTCGGGAACTGGAAGTCTTCCTGCCAGTGTTTATAGCGACGTTCAATTTCTTCGTGGTCGATCTGTTTGTCCTTGTCACCAACGATGGGCAGGAAACCTTCGTCCAAAGTCCTGAGTTGTCCTATACGTGCTTCCAACACGTGTTGAATACGAATCTTCCAGCGGTCATCATCCAAGTTCTGACCATTTATGTGCATGTCTGCGAACGTGCCTATGGCATCATTCTCAATCTGCGCTGTGGTCAGCAGTTGGTCAGGTGTCATTATGTTGATCTGGGCCTGTCGCATCGCGTGTGGGAAGCGTACGTCGAACGCGGCGTAATCTATCTGCTTCTGAGTCAGCGGGGTTTCCAGATCGAAACTTTCTTGCTCAGTCTTGTCGATAAGCAGTTTGAAGTGACGCGCAGCGATAGACGCCATGGAGAACTCTGCCATCTTCTTCAGTGAGATTGTCCCGGCCTGAATCACGCGCTCTGCCATGTCGGTAGAGAACAGATGCCAGATACGCTTGCCGAAGTTGAACCAGAATACCATGTACTCGAACGCTAGGTTCTGTCCAACCTTCAAGAAGTCTCGGGTGCAGAGGACAGGCTCTAGTACTTCGAAGATTGCATCGTAGACTCCATCGTTGTGAATTCCAAACTCTCCCTGCGTAGCAACCAGCCTGTCCTTGGACCCAGCGAAGGCGAGCAGATCAATCACATACTGTTCGTCGCGGTCACCAATCTGAATTGTACGTACACGCCGAAACCAGAAGTCATTGCAGATATCCGTCTCCGTGTCGAGACCTACGGCAAAATCCCCAGAAAGTCTCTTGCGTGCGATATAATCTTTCAACAGCAGAAGTCCAGCCGCATTGGCAACGAGTACAGGCTTCAGATGAGGTTGTAGAGCACCCAAGTCAATCGGGTGCAGTTGTTGCACAAGTTCGGGCATGTTTTGATTATACTCTCCTTAGGAAATGCCATGATCGCCGTCAGGCGGCGATGATCATATTTGCTCGCCGCGCACCCATGTGCGTTGGCGTTTGCAGCCGCGCTCCAGATCATTGATTTGCTTCAGCAGCTTCGCCTGTTCCTGCTCCCCAAAGGCAACCTTCTGCTCGGCGTCCGGCTCGCGCTCTGCCGGGGCGAGGCGCATGGACTCTGTGTTCTGGTGCATCTCGTTCAGCTTCAACCACAGGGCCTGCCGCCGTTTGCTACGGGATTGCCGCTCACTTGCAGATAGTTGCATATTTGTAGCTCTTTCTTTTCAATCACATGGAGAAGCAAGGTATTTGCTAACTTGTTGGATTTAATAGCCATGTGTTACCTTAGTTCTGGTCTCTACTGTAATTCTCTATGGTATATGCCGGGAAGGGACATGATTATCCTATCACGGAATTCCCAGAAGTCAAATCGGGGTTAAACCCTTTAGAACGTGTACTTACGGGCACCCTTCGGCTCCTAACTCCATGAAAACAAGCGTCTCAGGTTTGAAAAGTAACCCGCAAAAGTCACTTGACAAACACAAAACTTCGTGTTAAACTTTTAAGTGAGTAGGAAAGGGGAGCACATGGGCGGAGAAGGAAGCGGAAGAGGAAATTGGAAGCTAACGTTGGAGGAGTACGAGAACCTGACAACTGCTTTGTTAACAGGCAACTACAAGACGCACGCAGAGGTTGCAAGAAGTTTTGGTGTGTCCAGAGAGTACATAAGACAGGTCAATGAAAAGCTGGGATTAGTAACGCGCCGAGTGGTTACAGCAGAACGCAAAGAAGCCGTAAAGTCTCTTAGAAAGAGCAAGTTGGAAAGTTGTATGCAGAGACTGAAGGAAGCATACCCTGCTGAATGGTCGGCTTATGCCAATGCTAAACAGCGCTGCACCAACCCCAAGAACCCCGGCTACAAACACTATGGAGGGCGTGGTATATTGTTCTTATTCAGCAACTTCAGGGAGTTCTGGGAGTACATAGGTCCGCGACCATCAGAGGAGTTATCTTTGGATCGAGAGAACAACGATGGAAATTACGAAGCAGGCAACGTGAGGTGGGCGACACAAAAAGAGCAGTGTGCTCCGGGTAAGCGTAGAAGCAAAAGTACAAGAACTGATGAAAGTCAAGCCTAGACTATTGCGTCTCATGCTGAGACGTGGTATACTGGAATTGCCTCGAATAACAGGCACATCTCTTCCGCACCTGCCGCGCAATGCGGCGTAGCACGCCGGGGCAGTCCCTAGTCATTCTCCTTTCTAGGTTGTACGCCCCGGCGTAGAGACATTGAGACGTAGCTGTACAGCAGGCGGCGCAACAAGCCGCCTCGTCTCACCAAGTTTATATCCAACCAACAGTAGTTGGTTCAGGCCGCGCACACACCATACCCGGCCTTTAATCTTGCATCAGTCACGCGCAACCAAAGACACGCATACGACAAAGATGCACCGAGGGCGCGGCTCTTTAAGGGATGTCCGCGCCACTCATTGAGATTTTAATCTGCAACACCGAGGGCGGGTGCCAGTAACACCCGTCCTCAACTCTTTACTGGAGAGTCACAAATGAAAGAAATAAAGTTAACGCAAGGTTTTGTTGCACTCGTTGACGACGAAGACTTCGAGCGAGTAAACGCATACAAGTGGCAAGTTTTAATAGGTAGGAGCAACGTTTACGCTAGGCACACCTCCTCCATTGATCGCAAAGATATTTTGATGCACAGATTCATCTTGGGTGTAACAGACAAAGCAAGCAAAGTTGACCACGAAGATCACTACGGTTTGAACAATCAACGTTACAACTTACGATCAGCTACTAACCAAGAGAACTGCTTCAACCAGCGAGCATCGAGCGACAACACGTCAGGGTATAAAGGTGTGTGCTGGAAAAAAGGAAGAAACAAGTGGGTAGCGATGATAAGGCTAAATGGAAAGCTACTTCATCTTGGCTACTTCATTTCAATTGAAGACGCCGCTAGAGCATATGATGCTGCGTCGTTGAAGTACTTTGGTGAGTTCGCCTTTACCAACATGATGGCTCAGAAAGAAAAGAGTCAATAATGTCTGACATCGACTCCGATGACTACTTCCTGCTACTCAGTGCTGAGCAGTTGAAGAGTATGACCTACGCTCAGGCGCAGGCCGAGTATGAACGTACCACCTTCGTCTCCGATGAGATGAAAGCAGAGTGTAATGCTGAGTTGGAAGCAGCGAAGAAAAATCATTACAAGATTCCTAAAGTTTAGAGTGGGCGGTTAGTTTAACGGGAGAACTTCTCGTTTGCACCGAGAGGATGAGTGTTCAATTCACTCACTGTCCACCAAAGCGGGGAGAGGTAGCAGGTTCAAATCCTGTCGGTTCCACATGTCCCAAAGCAGACTGCCCTAGTGGCTGGCGCGGGACGGGGCCGTAGCTCATTCTGGCAGAGCGCTCCCAAAACTTGGAGGTCGTAGGTTCGAATCCTTCCACGGCACGCCGTGTAGCTCAGTCGGATAGAGCGCCAAGTAAAGTTATGGGTTGATGGCAGAGAATGAGGCATGCACCCGGCAATGGGCCGGGACTACGCGAGACGCGCCCCTCGCAATACCCACCAAGATTCGACACGTTTCCTGACTCCCCTTGACTGGGGTACAATATAAAGCATGCAGCATTCGTGCTGGCGGTCAGGCTTGTCGAAAGTCGCCTTCGGGCGCACGCAGATGTTCTGGGCATGCAGATGTTCTGGGCATGCAGATGTTCTGGGCATTGATCAGCCTGTCTTCTGCAAGTCCCGAGACTGCTGGGCCTTTAGTGGCACTGTGGGCATAGCAACAGTTGTGGAGCAAGATCACTCCCGGTGTTGCATAACCGCTCTGCTTTCGCCGCAGACTACGGTGCGGGGTACGGAAACCGCAAGTCCCGAGACTGCTGGGCCTTTAGTGGCACCATAGGGACACAGGCGTATCAACTGCGCCAATGCCAACTCAGTTGACGGTCTGGGACAGAAGTTCGCTGTTGAACTGTCGCCAGTATATTGAACAGCGGTCGGGAGCGTACGGTGGTAGCGCTCAGACATCCACGCCACTACGCAGTTAATAGGTCACCCACGCGGATACGCAAGGGCACCGCTGCGCTGGGGATTCACCCGCACCCTGAAGTTTGTAAGCCCTCCTCGCGTGGAGGCTGACAGCGGGATACTTTAGAAACATCCTAAGGCTTAGCGGCTTTGGGCTAGACTCGGAGGGTGCTCCAACACCCTCCTTGAGTCGTCCTTGGAGGGACAAATGAAGGAAGTACAATTAACGCAGGGTTATGTTGCTTTGGTCGATGATGAAGATTTTGAGCGTGTAAACAAGTTCTCATGGTATGCACAAGTGCAGCGATTCAAAGACAAAAGAGTTCGCAATGTGTATGCTCAGAAAAAAGAGAAATTATTAAGCGGCGCAAGGACTACAAAGTCTATGCACGCTTTTATTGTGAACAATCCTGACCACACAGTCGAAGTTGATCACGAGGATCACAATGGTTTGAACAACCAAAGATACAACCTTCGTAAAGCGACCAAAGCTGACAATCAGCACAACACCCGCAAACGCATAAATAATACTTCTGGGTATAAAGGTGCTTATTGGCATAAGAAGGACAAAGTGTGGAGAGCTATGATAGGTGTAAACAGCAAACTCATACACCTAGGTTCGTACGCAACTGCTGAGCAAGCCGCAATGGCGTACGATGAATCGGCTAGACGACTGTTCGGAGAGTTTGCAAATACAAATTTCTAAGCAGTAACAAACAGACCTCACCTTTCAACGGGTGAGGTTTTGTCGTTTATACGCGCAGAGGCCGCGCAGCAACTCGCCTCACTTCATCTTGCCCGAAAGTTTCTCAGAGCGGTGGGCAGTGGAGTTCATTATGCGAGCGTCTTCCTACCTAAAGGGTTTGTACAATTTTTACAATGACAAGTATTTTGCTGGAGAACTTCCGCAGGATACAAAACTTTTCTTTGTTCATAAAATTGGAAAAAGCAGCAGCGTAGCAAAGAGCAATTGCGCTATCACTTACTTTACCAATCCGCCAGTAATTGCCATTCAGAGAACAAAGAAAATGAAATCGATGCGTTATGTGGTAGCAGATTTACTCCATGAAATGTCTCACTTATCCAAACCGAGAGCAGAACATGGAGAAGTGTTTCAAGAAGAAATGAAGCGCCTAGCAGAAGCTGGAGCATTTCAGGATGTATGGTAAATAAAAACTTTAAGGAGACTCAGAAATGTCAATCGAAACAGTAGTTGAAGGTGCAGTAGCAGCAGTTGAAGGTGAAGCAAAGAGTGTTGCTGAAGCCGTTGTGGCAGAAGCCGCAAAGGTCGAAGGCGAAGTGAAGGCCGAAGTGGCGAAGGTCGAAGCAGTGGTGAAAGCCGCACTCGTCCAGATCACCGCAGATGAGAAGTTATTTTTGCGAGAGGCTGAACTTGAATTTCTCAAAGCACAGATGGAGATTCAACGCCTTACGAAGCTGGCCGAAGAAAAGTCGAAGGCGTACACAGCCTACATCGAGAACCTGTACAAGACCTACGCAATTACCAAGGTCGAGTATGTGTTTGACGGTGCAGTAAACGTCTTCAAGAAACTGTAAGGAGAAGCAATGGCTGACTCAGCCGAAAAGAAAACAACCCAGACGGAACCAGAAATTCCGTCTGGGTCTACAGCTTTGATGGTGGCAAACCAGCATGGGGCTGTGCATGAGGTCATAAAGGACGGGAAATCTGGGAAGTTCTTAGCAAAGAAGAAGCCATTGATCCCGACCATAGACTTCACGCGCAAAGAACGCAAGATTCTGAACACACCTCGTGAGCAAGGCGATAAGAAGGGAATGGCGGAACATGAGATATCCTTCCGAAATATCCTTCGTATATCACAGATAGAAACTTCAGACCCTAAGTTAACAATGGCTGTAGTCAAGGCGTACGAGATTGTGATGCGCCGCGCACTGGGCAAAGAAGCAACGTCGGAACAAGACTTAGACAGGATGGAGAAGCAAGCCATAACGGGATACTTTATAACAGCCCCTGCACTTCCCAACCCAGTAGTTGAAGACGGAGACAAGCCAAAAGACAAGCCTACGCAACCATCGTTTGCAGAGGTAATTGGCGTAGTCACGAACGAAAAGAAATAGAGGCAACTCAGTGCCCCGTAAAAAGATTGTAGATGCAGTAGTGCAGAAGCCTTACATCAATGCGGATGGAACGTTGAATTTCAACAAGATTTTCATGTTCCAGCCTAAGCAGATGGAGTTGCTAAAGAACGTTTCACGCAGCGGTGCTCTAGGCACAAAAGAGTACGTGCAACCAGTCGCAGGCCAGTGTCTCAGCACTGGAGGTATCCGTTCAGGGAAAACCTGCGGGTGGCTGATGTTCTTCGTGATGCATTATTGCTTGCGGTGGAAGAACTGCAACCTTCTAGTCCTCCGTAGAAACTTCAAAGAGTTGGAAAACGGCGCGATTGCTGACTTCAAAGCATTCATGCCGCCTGAGTTGTATGAGTATGACCAGACGAAACACGTAGCGACATTGCAGAATGGCTCGCGTGTAGTCTTCGGCCATTGCCAGAACAACAAAGATCGAGATATTGAACAGTACTTAGGACAGGCATACCCAGCAATCATCGTTGATGAATGCGGCCAGTTCTCGCCGGATGCATGGATGATGCTTTACTCACGTAACATCGTCAACGCAGCTTGCGAACGTGATGAAGCAGGAAACCTGCCCATCCCAGCCATCGTAGGATGCACGAACCCCTTGGGTCCACACTACGAATATTACCGTACCCTGTTCGTCCAGAAGGAGCCATGGAATCCCAGTGAGAACGTAAAGCGTGATCCTGTGGATGGTTCATGGTGGGAGCAGATTTCTGGAGAGTGGAACAAGGTTTACGATCCAGACGAATACGCTTATCAGCGCTCGACAGTGATGGACAACCCAGAACTGCTCGCACGCGATCCCGGCATCATTGCACGTTTGATGTCGATGCCTAAGGCGAAGCGCGACAAAGTTTTATACGGGTACGACGGTCAGGTCGAGGGTCAATACTTCGACTGCTTTGATCCTCAGTATCACGTACTCAACCTCAGAGAAGAACCCGACGCAATCGTTTGGCAGGACTATCAGCCAGTGTGGGCGGGAGAAGACTGGGGAATGCAGCACGCCAACGCCACTTATCTCTTCACGAAGGCGATGGTCAGGAACTCAGTTGGAGACGACTACAGACTCAAGACTGTGTGTTTCGCTGAATTGGTTGTGACAGGTGGCAAGACGATGGATGAACTAGCGTCCCTCATCAAAGCCAAGTGCCACCGACCAGACGGCGTCCCTGTCAAACTCAACGCAATCTACTTCTCTCACGAAAAGTTCAATCGCCAGATGGATGACAGGACACCTGCGAACGAATACTCTAAGGCTTTGAGACTTGTGGGCCTGCCGCCAGTTACAGCAGCAACGCAAGATCGCATAGGTTCCGCATCGCTGATGTACAACGCCATCAAGAAGGGTGAACTTGTAATCCTCGACACTTGCAAGGAGATAATTCTTGCGATCCCGTCGCTGATGCGAGACCCAAAAATACTAGATGATGTGCTCAAGGTTAACGCTAAAGGCGATGATGCGTACGATGGTTTTCGTTATGGGTTGTACGGTCACCTTGCAGCTAGAAAGAAGCCTGCTGCACAAGCAGAAGCCGAACGAGTTATTGCTTTGAAAAAGTCCGACCCATTAGCTGCTCACTTCTTAAAAATGAAGCTAGACGCAGAATCTGCGAACAGGACATCATCATTCAGACCACCAGATCAACCTGTGTGGGTTGGAAAGCAGGATCAGTGATGATTAAGTGTGACCGTTGCAAAAAAGAAGTAGACGGTGCTGTCGACGGTATACTTAGTGCTGGATGCTACGTTGGTTGGTTGAAGTTTATGAACCCCGGTGAACATCTCATCTGCGATGCCTGCATGTGGTCAGACCCACGATATATTGCAGTGTACGGTGTGAATCTTACTCTGGAGGCTCAGCAATGAGTTGGACAGGAACAATCAGAGATTTGTGGGACGATCTATTCTACTCTTCATTAGTTCAGCGTCTTGAACAAGACCTGATGCTGTGCAGAGCGGACGCTCAGCAGTTGCGCCAAGACAAAGACGCAGTGATTGGTGATCTGCGTTCGGAGAAGGCACTGCTTCAAGCGAAGGTTGGTATGTACGAACTGAATATCAATCGGCGCGTTGGCATTGATCCGGCAGCAAAGAACCCAAAGAAGCCCAGCTTCGCCAACTTCAACTCACCACCAGCACTATCGCCGTGGCAGAGAGAAGTAATGGAGCACGACGCACAGAACGCAAAGGAATTGGAAGAAGAGGCATTAGCCTCGAAGGGCGCAACTAATGTCTAAGAAAGAAATCAGCAGCATCTATATAACCTGCGAGGAAATTGACGGCAAGGAAGCATACCGTACCGAAGTCAATTACAAATCAAAACAGTCCATATCACAAAAGCGTGGATGGGTTCCTTCCTCAATGGGAGAGTCGGAAAAGTTCACAAGTACCTCGTGCGAAACTTTGTGTAAGAAACTCAAAGAAGTACTAGGTGGTTGCAGCAAGTAACTCGGCACTGCCGAAGAGGAGTAACAATGTTCACATCAAAAAGCGGCAAAAAGTTTGGCAGCGTCTTCGCTGGTAAGCATTACGATGAGAATCACACGGAAGACGGGATGCATTCTGAGTCGCCAGAGCATGAAGCTAAGGAATCCCCAGAGTTTGAGGCGGGTGAGCAAGAAGGTGCTGAAGAGCACAAAGCCGAAGGAGAAGGTGAAGGCGAAGAGCAACCCGGTGAGGAAGTGCACCCTGTCGTAGCAGAGCACGGCAAGGCCCACAAGACTATCGTCACGCACGACCACGAAGCCGGACGCCACACTGTCACCTCGCATCACAAAGACGGACACGTTCACACAAACGTACACGAGCACGCTCACAAAGCACACGACGAGGCACGTAGCCTTGCCGGGGTTCCACCCGCAGGCAAAGAGAAGAACGAAGAGAAGGAAGGCTTCGGCCACAAGGATCAAGGACAGCAAGGCGCACCGTCTGAGGAAGATGGATTCGCGATGCCAAACTTAGTCTAAGGAGCGTCATGCCGTTCAAGTCGATTGCACAACAGCATTTTCTGGAGGCCCACCCAGACAAAGTGGGCGGCAGGGGAAAGTTGAAGGAGTGGGAACAAGCCACGAACTTCAAAACCCTGCCAAGGAAGGCCGCAGGCTTAGGTCGGAAGCGGGAGAAAGCGAATGGCTAAGTTTGCGTTCTCCATCATCAAAGAGCCGAAGACTGGGTATCAGTCGCACCACCCCGGAAGTTCTGAGCACTGCTTCAACTGTTCAAAGTTCAATCGAGAAGAAAGTGGCTGCACTGGGGAAAAGATGAAAGAACTTAGCAAACGTCCTCGACTACCCAACGGGGATATAAAAGTACACCCAGTAGCTTATTGCAGGTTTTGGGAAGACATCAAGAAGTAAAGAAACTCAGGGGTTGCTCCCTGAGATAGAGTTGGGAGGTGCCGATTACACCTCCTACTCGACCTTAATCGGAGGAACTGTGAAACAAGCGAATTGTCATCCAGAAAGGACTCTGTACTGTAAGAAGCTGTGTAGGCAGTGTTATCACCACAACTACCAGAAGACTTACAGGAAAGAGTCTATAAGAACAAGAAGTTTTGATGTACAAGATTTACCAATAGGTTTCTACGTATACATATGGCTACGAAAAGATGGCACACCATACTACGTAGGAAAAGGAAGCCACGACAGGGCTTATGACACACGCAACCACAGAGTGCATTGTCCTAAAGTTTTAGATCGCATTGTAATTTTCCCATCACAGTCTGAAGACGATGCGTTTGAAACAGAGATTGCGCTGATCTGGTATTACGGGCGCAAAGATTTAGGTCTCGGTTGCTTGAGGAACCTTACCGATGGTGGAGAAAATCCGCCTAAAGGAAAGCGTAAAGGGCAGCATCCTACTTTGGAGACTAGAGAGAAAATAGCAAAGACACTTACGGGTGGGCATCACTCTAGCACACTAAAAGGAAAACCTTGGACAGAAGCAAGAAGGTTTGCCCAAAGCAAAAGGAATACACAATGTCAATAGGATTTGGTACACCAAAGAAGAAACCAGCAGTACCCGTGGCACCCGCATCGCTAGACTCTACGCAGATGCCTAGCTGGATGAGCGGAGAGGCACCTACGCCAGCACCACGCAAGAAAAACCCTCGCATAGATAGTGGTGGGCAACTCGCACGAGGAAGTATGAGGGCAGCATGAGCCTAGGAATGGGACGACGCCCGAAGTCAAAGCTACCTGAGCCTTCTTCGAACACGAAGAACACAGGGAAGCAAGACTACATGGGTGAGTTGATGAACACCAAGAAGGAGAAGCAACCATGGCAATCGGCGTAGGGCACAAGAAGCACAAGGTGGATTTAGGTTCACATGGTTCCTTCAATGTGAACAAAGGTGGATTACACCGTGCACTGGGAGTACCAGAGGGACAGAAGCTGACGGCTGGTGAAAAAGAACCCAAGCCGGGAGACAGCGAGCACACAAAGCACATGAAGGCTTCGGCCAAAGGCTTTGCAGCAATGAAGCACTAAGAGGTCAGCAACCATCCGTGAATCACACACGGCTCTGGTGAGGTTAAGAGTACACCTCAATCACGGTTGTAGCTCAATACGGGAGCACTCGGCAGTTAACCGATGAGATTGTGGCAATCCGACCACTCAACCGCGCCCATTAGCAACATCTCACGTCTAAGTAACGTGGGCTAGCTCGGCGGGTGCTCCAACACCCCCTTGTATTTGCAGCAATGAAGCACTAAGTGTAGATGTAAAATAAAATAATCAGGAGACTCAGAATGAACACAAAAGGCACACCAGAAAAAGTAGATTCACCAGATACTGGAATTGATTGGTACGATTTCGGTGGAGGAAGTACAGTTGCACCTACAACTTTCCTAGCATCAGATGGAAAAACAGAAAAGATACCCGGAGTTGGTGAGGGGTCTACTATGGCTGCTTTGTCATGTGTAAAGAATGGCCTACTTTACTACAAAATCCTTACAGGTGATTTTACCGAAAAGGATTTACCGAACATGTTAAAGGACCACACACCAACCTTTCAACAAGAAGTAAACGCAGCAACTGCATAAAACATACCTCACGTCTAAGTAACGTGGGCTAGCTCGGCGGGTGCTCCAACACCCGCCTTGAGCGTAGACGAATGTACTGGTAGAGGAGACACATGGCTGACGATGTTTCACAAGTAACAGGCACAAGTGCCGAAGGTACTGGTAAGGCAGAGCAGCCTGAAAGCCCAAACAATAGTCCTCTCGGAGTGTATGCCCCGTTCCCGTATAGTCCAGAGCCTTTTGCAGAGTTGACTGATGGCGCTCGTCTTTCATTGATGGCGCTAGATGACCTTTGCACCAAAGCCGATGTGGCCGCACGCCGCATGGAAGTTGAACAGGCTTGGGAAGCACTGCACTTTGAGCGTGGATACCAACACTTGATGCGCGGCAAGCGCGGTGGCTGGGAACTCCCCGGTGGTGGGCAGGGAAAGAAAGCCAATGAGCGGAACCACAACAGCATTTATGACACGAACGTGTATGGGCCGAAAGGGGACATCATAGTCTCCGCACTATCTCGCGAAGTTCCGCAGGTAGAGTTCTTCCCAGCAAACCCTGAATGGGGTCCAGATAAGATCGCGGCTGAGGAAGCCGACAGGTTCAAAGATATCTGGGCACGTAACAACAATTTGCATGACCTGTTAGTCCAATGCGCCAGAATTTTCTGGAACGAAGACCGCACGCTTATGTGGACGCGGTACGAATTGAACGGACAGAAGTATGGATTCGAAGAGGACCAAAATACACCTACGGTTCCGCAAGACGAGCAAACACCTCCAGATGACACACCAACAGGACAAGAAGGACAGGAAGACTTCCTAGAAGTCACAGAGTCTGAGTCAAGTGGTGGTGAGGAAATAGATGGTTTGCTAGCTGAGAGCGGTGTAGGAAATGGCGCAAAGAAACCACTCGGTATGGAAGTCACCACAGTGCACGGGAAACTCGATCACAAAGTTCCCATCTCTGTTGACAACTTCTCCGAGATGCCATACGTTCAGCTAATGCTGGACTATGACGTTGCGCTGGTCCGTGGTATGTTCCCATGGATCGCCTCGAAGATTAGCCCCGGTAGTGATGGGGAATCTTCAACACAGTTAGACAGGATCGCACGCGAGAACGTACGCCAAGCCGTCCTTGGCGCATATGTAACTGGCGACTCACTTAGCCGTCACTGTACAGTGAAGTACTCGTGGCTAAGACCCTGCATGTTCCTTGACGTGTCAGTGAACGATGAAGTAAAAGCGGAACTGATGGAAGCATTCCCAGACGGAGTGCTACTGGCGCGTGCAGGAAAAGAATACGCCTTCTCACGCAATGAGAAGATGGACGAGCACATCGTCATAGGCCACCCATCAGCGGGTAAAGGCCAGAACCGCAGAGCGATGGGTACGGCGCTCATCTCTGTCCAGAAGAGAATCAACGACTGGGTAGACTTGCTGGACGACTTTTTCAAACGAACCGTCCCCAAGAAGTGGATGAACTCCGAGGCGTTCGACATGGATGCCATCAAGAACGAACCCAACGTTCCCGGCAGCATCGGTCCCTTCTTACCGCAGCCGGGACTTACAGCCGAAACACAGTACATCATGGTAGAGCCTACGCCGCAGCATCAGCCTGCGTTGCCTGACTTTATCAAGTGGTTCATCACTACACTGTCTGAGGAAATATCAGGTGCACTACCGTCCTTGTTTGGTAACAACACAGGGGAACCAACGGTGGGTAGCTCAGTTGTTCAGCGAGATCAAGCATTGCAGCGCATCGGATGTCCATGGAACAACATTCAGGACATGTTCGCGCAAGCTGCTGCTCAAGCTGTCAAGTGTGCTGCCGAGTGTCGCGATGGTAAAGAAATTACCCAGAACCTGCCGGGACGTGGAAACGTTTCGGTGAATACGGCGAACTTGCTAGGTGGCAAAGTATTGTGCTACCCGGAGAGCAACCCGTCCATCCCAGAAACTGAAGAGCAGAAGTCCATAAAGATCACAGGTATGATCGACAAGGCTTTGCAAGCACCAGCCACACCTTTTGCAGCGTGGGTATTCAGCCCGTCGAGCCTTGCCGAAACAGCAAGTGCTCTACGCATGAAGAACTACAAAGTGCCAGGTGCGTCATCTGTCACTAAGCAGCGATGTGAGTTTGAGAAGCTGCTACGTGGTGGTCCAATGCCTAATCCGCAAGTGACCCAGATGCAGGAAGGCTTGGGAAAGATTACTGGGCAGATGCAACAGGCGCAGCAAGGTGGCATGCCAATTCCACCGGAGGCTGCACAAATGGTACAGCAGGTTCAGCAACAGATGCAATCGTTGCCAAAACTTGTTAGCACTATACCAGTTGCACAGGATGAGAGTGAGAATCACGTTGTTGAAGCGAACGAGTGCTTTGAATGGATGAACGGTACAGAAGGTCAGAAATTCAAGTTCGGTAACCCTCAACAACAAGCAGGTTATGAGAACATACACCTGCACTGGACAGAACACGTGGCAATGGCAAAGAAGATCATGGCGCAGAATAAACCACCGGACAAACCACCGTCTGAGTCAATCAGCGTAGATGTATCGAAGATGCCGGGGCCTGTAGCAGTTCAAGCATTAGCGAAGATGGGAATACAAAGTTCCCCTGCGCTATTTGCGCAGCAAGCCGAGACTGCCCTGAACCACAAAGTGGCAGGCAAGGCGATACCCGAGGCACTAAAGCAGCCAGTACCAGAGCAATAAGACTAAGGGGCCACCTAAGACGTGGCCCGACTCAGAATCTCAGAAATTAAGAAGGACTCACAAATGAGCGACGCGCTCGTAGATTTTGCATCATTAGACTCAGCAGTGGAGACACCAGCAGTAGAAACACCAACTGAGGTGGAAACACCCACTACAGGCTCAGCAGTAGACACACCTACCGAGGTAGAAACACCCTCCGAAGGAACAGAGACAGCACTATTGAATGCAGACGGTACGGACAAGACGCCCGAAGAGCAAGAGGCGTTCAAGACCGCAGCCGCTGCCAGAACAGCCTCTGACAAAGCATTAGAATCCACCCCAGCTAACGTGCGCTCTGCACTGAAGGCAATGCGTGATGCGGACCCGAAGAACGCTGGCGTGGTGAAA